TTAACCCATCGGATTAAAGCTGTTTGCCGCAGAGCAATAGCGCGTTTTCATGCGATCACTGCTTGTCTTGCGGTCACTTTCATAGCGGGCGCGCCAGGTTCGGCACTCTTCATGAAAGTGCTGCTTGGCGGCCTTTCTACATTCGCGGTAGTCGATTGATCCGCGCCGGTGGTTGGCGCACACGCTGGTACCGTCGATGTAGTTGTTCACCGATAGCCATTCCACCTTGTAGTTCTTGCCACCATCCCAGCCCTTGATCCACTTGGAAGTACGCTCGCGGCTTACCTGCTTGCTTTGGCGCTGCTGCGTTTGCTGGGGTGCTTGGGCTATTCGGTGGGTTGCAGGCGGTGTGTAGATGCTGGCCGGCTGCTTGGGCGTGTAGTTCTTGTCACTGAACACGTTCTGCGAACTGGCAATCGCCCTCGCCTTTTCTTCCTCTGTCCACTCCATCGAGGCGTATGGCTGAGGCTGGCTTACCGGCTCATATGCAACTTGTTGCGCGGGTGGATCGATGGGAATGGATGGCAGCCTTACAGGCTCTTCCGGCTCGCTATAGGGCTGTGGTACCGGTTGCTGGCTGAACAGAGGTTTGCCGTCTACGTGGATCGCCTGCTTGAGCTGATCCACATTGATCACGATGGGTTTGGCAAACAGCGCGATCACGGCCCAGGTAATCGCTGAACCCACACCCAGGATGGTCACCATTCGCCATGGGCCGCGCTTTTTCTTGCTGCGTAGATAGTCTGGTGCATCGTCCCAATTGCCTTTCATATTGCTTCCTTGCTCTCGCCAAAAAATCAAATCACATTAAGTTCTGCAGCAATCCTATAGCCTTATTAGCCTTTTCCGCCGCCCCTAATAGAGAGTCAGCATGTTGATTCGCGTTAGATGCAGAAACCACCGCATCTTTAAGCTTACGAATTACTTCTACAAACTTACCGGCCTCCTTGGTATTTTTCATAGCCTTGAGTTCCGACTCGTTGATCACTGCCTCACCAATAACCGACTGCAGCGCATCCTCCAAGCCCCTAGCACCTACCGCCTTATACTTGTTTAAGGCCTCCTCTATCTTAGTTACATGCCTCTCTATTATTCTTTTTGCACTCACACCTAGCCCGGAATCAGCAAGCATGCTTCTCAACTCTTCAACCAAGCCGGCGAGCTCTTGTAATTTTTCTCTATCTATCTCACTTTCTTCACTCGGTAGAATTTCCGAGCAGAATCCAAGCACAGTTAGCGTCTCACTGTTGATCTGCTTTTTGACACTCCCCCATTGCGTCCCTAGATACTGCACCGAAAGGACACTATTGCATTTAGTCAAAGCCCCCAAATATAGAGACTCCGTGAAATCTGTACTACCCATCTGCTCTTTAATTAGCTCAACTTCATCATGTAGGTCAGACAGAAATCTCGAGACCGCAAACTGTTTTTTGTTCGAATCTAAACCACTCACCCCAAGAACTTCAGCCCAAACCTCTACAGCGGGTTTAGTTTCTGTCGCGTTTATAGCCTGCCTGAGAACCGTCTTAACCCTATACGCAGAATTAATATTCTTCAAAATGTATCCCCACAAAATCAGGATCTAAAAACAATGCTTTTATTTGAATTTTTCCCCAGCCGCGTTTGAATACCAACGTCTAGCTACTTCCTTTGTGATCGCTATCCCGCGTTTTGATTGGGCAATTTTGAATCGGTCTCTTCGTATCCAGGCGATACCTGTCCTTTTGCAGGATCTACCTCACCCCTCCAGAGCCACAGCTCGTATTGAGGGAAGACTTTCAGCAGCTCCTCTAGATCCTCGATCCGGGTCTTCACCTTCCGATTCGTCGCCACGGTCTGCCACCGTTGGCGCTCCTTGATCGTAGTGGCCTCAGCCAGCTTCGTCGCCCCTATATGCCTCACTAGGGTTCTAAGCCTTTCCTCGATCATTCCAAAAAGCTCTTATAGATGATGAATAATTTATTGATAAATAATTCATCAAAGGCCATTATGCCCCTGCACTGATAAATTATTTATTGCACGCTTTATGTAGAACCACACGAATAGTGACGGAACGAGCATGGAACTGGAAGAGCTGGAACCTTCGAAGCTGATAGGCCCGCAACAGGACGTGGAAACCGTCGAGTCCTGGGCCGACCGAAACGGCCTGACCTACGGCACCGCGCGTGCCTGGGTATATGCAGGCGTTCTCCCCACCGTAAAGCTAGGCAAGCGCCGCATGGTCAACAGCGCCCTGCTCCGCACCTGGCTGCTGGAACAGGAGTGGACGGCATGAATCCTCCTTTCTATACGCAAGCCGCCTTCGCCGCCCTGGCGGGTGTTGCCGTCGAACAGGTCGCGTACTGGATCAGAACCGGCGCCGTCGAGAGCGTAAAGCTCGGCAAAACCCGCATGGTGCTGTTTATGGGGGTGAACCAATGAGCCGCACTGACCCGCAATTCAAGCTGCGCATGCCGCCAGCCCTCCGCGCCCAGGTAGAGCAAGCCGCCGAACAGGCCAACCGCTCCCTGAACGCCGAAATCGTCACCCGCCTGCAAGGCAGCTTCGCCCAGGCAACGCCAGAGGTGCCGGCCAATGACCAGCACGAGCCAATATCTGCTGTCACACCCCAGGGAGTGCGGCTGTCCGGGCTGCTTTGCCCGCAATCCCCAAGGCAAGTACATGGCGTTCGTGCGACACCCGCACCCCGAGAACTGCGACTGCTCTGTGTGCTACGTCAATCGAAACTGGGCGACGCTCCCAACATCGTCTCCATCGACTACCTGCCGATCCACACCATGCACCGACTGCCGCCCCGCGCAATGGTCCGTGGTAAATGGTCGAACCCACGTTACGCCGGCCTATACCTGCGAGAAACACAAGCCTTCGAGCCGACCCCCGAAGTACTGGAGCGTTGTCTACAACAGCGGCAACCCCACGCCTTTCGTGCCCCTGCGCGAACCGTTCGAATTGGTGGGGTGATCGCATGACTGTCTCTTTCCGCGTCGGCCGCTATCTGGTCGCCCTGCTCTGGCACTGGATCACCCCGTTTCTCTTTGGTGCGGCTGCAGCCATGAGCATCACACTGGTCAGCCTGCAAACGAGTGTTAACGCTGTCGGCATTCACTTCCAGAACGCCATCGCTCATGCGATCGAACAATGCGCCCCCAGCGATCCGGCCAACGCCGCCGATGCTGAACAGGTCAAGGGCCGCGCCCCCGGCTTGTCCGAACAAGCTTCACCGTTCGGTCAAACGGAGGCACGGGCGGAGCGAACCCTTGAACACCCACCACCCTGAATAGCCTCCGCTCGTGAGTGTGGGGCAGCTCCACCGCCCCGCGCTCCCGAGCCCTCGGCGGCAAGAGTGGGATGACAAGGGCAAAGCCCTTGGTGTTATCCAGATTAATGATCAAAAGTTAATTATCGCCAAAGTTAAAAGTTTCATTGCGTCACTATTCGGCTCAATAAGTTTTAACCGATGATATTTATGCAAGAGTGACTTTTTAACTTTTCAGTAGCGTATAACTAGGCACACACAAACCCGTTGCAAGCCCCCGTAATCCCTGGCATTGGCGAACTTAACAAGTTCCTCTGCCTGGGCTAACTCGGTCCGCAAAAAGGCAAAACCGCGCAATAACGCGCAACTAAGCGAGGAAACACAAATGGCACGTTCGACTATGGAAGTTGCATTTCTCGGCACTCAGAAACTGGCGTTCAACCAAAACGGCACCGACGTAAAAATCGTCAAGGTGTTTTACGGCGATGAGCCAGACGGCATCACCGAAAACGGCCTGTCCATTGTGAGCATGGATGTGCCTGCCGACGTTGCAGATGAGGTGTTCGCCTCTGGCGCCCAATTTGCCCCGCTCGAAACGGTCCGCATCACCTTCGAAGTGGCGCGTGCTGGCAAGCAGAAAGGTAACAACCTGGCTGTGCACATCGAGGCGGTGAACCCGAAAGGCCAGGCCGCCAAGCCTGCCGCCCCGCAAGCCACCCAACAACAGCCCAAGCCGACCGGCACTCAGCCGGACGCGGCCAAGGCCTAACGGGAGGGCGCCGCCGTGCTGATCGTTGATCGCGTGCTGTGTGACTGCTGCGGGCAGCCCATGGGCCAGCTCTACAACCAGTCCGCCCCCCAGCCCGACCTGCTGCCCGATCTGAACAAGGCGCCCGACCTCGTCATCTGCCCCGACTGCATCGCCATGGCTGAGGTCGTTCTTGACCCCAGCTTGGCCGAGTAAGGGACGGGCATTGGCAATGACTTACGCGCTCACCTGTGACGGTGCTGTATCGGTCGATGCAGGCGGGGCGCCCCTGTGTTCTGGCAGTTGGGTGCTGATCCAGCTGCCTGAACAGTTCGACCCGAGCCAATTAGACCCAGCCATGCTGGCCCAAGTGTTCGGGATCGGATTTTCCCTCGTAACCGCCGTGCTCCTGATCGGGATCGGCTGCAAAGCCATTCTCGACTTCATCCGGCACGGCTGAACCTTCTGGAGAGCATCACCATGAAACAACTGAAACGCGTCTCCCGCGATCTGGCACTCGCCCTGCCCTTCGCGGCCCTGTCCACCATGACCTTCGCCGCCGGCTGGGACTACAGCGCCGTCACCAGCGGTATCGACTTCGCGACCATTGCGGTCGGCGTTCTCGCTGTGGCGGGTCTGCTGGCTGCTGTGTACGCCGGTATCAAAGGCGCACGCATCGTCCTCGGCTTCCTCCGCGGCTAAGCCGCCCACCCACCCAGGCCGGCCCAGTGCCGGCCTTTCTCATTGCGAGGTCGTCATGCAAGCGCTGTGGGAATTCGCCTTCTTCTGCATCGGCTGTGCCTGCGCTTACGCCGTTTTCTCCCGCTGGTGAGGTCGTCATGCGCCAAGCCTTTTACTTCGTACTCTGCGCCGTGCTGCTGACCTTCTCTGCGGTGTCCAGCGCGGCCACCAAAATTACCTACTACTACGGCAAGCAAGGTGACCTTGTTTACTCACGCCAAAAGAACGCCGATGCGGCTTGTATGGCGATTCTTTCCGAAGCGCCAGACGGCGCCAAGTACAGGCATGTTGCAGCTCTTTCAGGCACCGGCGGTGGCAACTGTATTGGTGACTTAATTGCTGGTGGCTCGCGCGGGGCCTATGGCCAGTGGGTTTCCACAACAATTACCTGTGAACATGGCTCCGCTGACGGTCTGACCTGCAACCCGCCACCCGAACCGCAAGACTGCTCCAACCTGTCCCCAGGCATCTTCAAATCACCCAGCGGCCCTATCATCAACTCCGGTGGCCGCAACTACATTGCCAGCGGCTTTCCACCGGGCGCTTCCGTGTGTTTCGGCGGCTGCTCCTACAGCATCGGTAGCGCTGCCTCCAGCTGCTACAAGGACATTGGCTCCGGCACGTCTGGCTACTGCAACTATGTCGGCACGGGTACAGGTGATACCTGCTCAGCCCCCGACGCCGCCCTGGGTGCCCCCGGCGACGCCCTCAACCCGCCCGACACGCCCGACGTTCCCCCCTCTGATCCCAATGACCCATGCGCCGGTATGCCCGGTTATTCGTGGTCGGGTACCACCTGCGTCAAAGACCCGGACGACAACGGCAATCCGCCCGGTGGTGACACTGGTGGCGGCGATAGCGGCGGTAATGACGGTGGCTCGGATGGTGGCTCAGGCGGTGGCAACTCGGGCGGCGGTGACTCAGGTGGCGGCAATAACGGGGGTGGTAACGGCTCCGGTAATGGCGATGGTGACGGCAATGGCTCAGGGGATGGCGGCGGTAGTAGCGGCGGCGGCTCCGGTAATGGGAGCGGTGATGGCGAAGGCGACGGTGAAGAAGAAGGCGAAGGCTCCGGCCCTGGCTTCTGCGAAGGCGACGAATGCGGCTTCGTAGCCCCCAGCTACTTCGGCGGCGCTGAAAAGATTCCCGGCTTCGATGAGTCGTTCAAGCGCGTCTATGACGGCGTCCTCAACTCACCGATAGGCAGCGCGGTGACTGGCATCGCCTTCCCCTCGGGTGGCGGCGTGTGCCCGTCCGGCTCCGTCCAGCTGTTCGGCAAAAACATCGTCTTCGATGGCCACTGCACCCTGTGGCCGCAGATATCCGGCATTTTCACCGCCCTCATGATCGCAGTCTGGTCGCTGCTGGCGGTGCGTATTGTCCTGTCCTCTTGAGGTGTTCCCATGCTTGAGAAACTAGGCCGTTTCGCTGATTGGCTGTGGTCCTTCCCGAACAAGCTGCTTGAGTGGCTGCAGGATGCCTATGACTCGTTCATCGACTTCCTGGAGAACTTCCCGCAATGGGTGTTCAGCGGCATCTGTGAGGCGGTGGTGAAGTTCTTCGAGGCCATCCCGGTGCCTCAGTTCTTTCATGATGCGGGCAGCGCCATGCAGAGCATTCCACCCCAGGTGATCTTCTTCACCTCCATGTTCAGGCTCGATTTCGGTGTCACGGTGGTCCTGCTGGCCTACCTGATCCGCTTCGTGATTCGCCGCATTCCGATCATCGGGTGACCCATGGCCATTGATGCTTACACCGGCATGCCCGGCCATGGGAAAAGCTATGGCGTCGTCGAGCACGTCATCATCCCCAGCCTCAAACAAGGCCGGCATATCGTCACCAACATCCCGCTGGAAACGGACGCGCTGTTGGCCGAGTTCGGCGGCACCATCGACCAGCTACCGGCCGACTGGTTCGAGCGCCGCGACCTGGCCGAACTGGCTCCCAATGGCTGCGTGCTGGTGCTCGATGAACTCTGGCGCCGCTGGCCCAAGGGGCAAAAGACCAACGCCGCCCCGCTGGCAGATAAAGCCCTGCTGGCTGAGCACCGCCACCGCGTCAACGACAAAGGCCAGTCCATGCGGGTCATCCTGGTAACCCAGGATCTGGAGCAAATCGCCGCCTGGGTAACGTTGCTGGTCGAAACCACCTACCGCATCGTCAAGAAGTCCAAGAAGTTCTACCGCGTCGATATCTACCGGGGCGCCGCCAAAGGTCAGCGGCCCCCGAAATCGGCCTTGCTGCGGCAAACCGCAGGCACCTTCAAGCCCACCGTGTGGTGCTACTACAAGTCCGCCACGCAATCGGCCACGGGCGACGTGGGCGACGAATCCAAGGCCGATGGCCGCGCCTCGATCCTGCGCTCCTGGGGCTTGTGGGCGTTGCTGGCGATCATCGTTTGCGGCGCCTCGTTCGGCCTGTACGGCATCAATCGGTTCTTCTCGCCAGAGCCTCCGCCCTCCCAGGCAAAGCACGTCGAACCGATCCCGGCCAAGGCTGAACCAGAGGCGCAGAACCGAACCAGTCGGGCAGCGGCTGCTGTGTACAACACCAAGCCAGATGGCCCCGTTATGTCCCTGACCTGGCGCGTTGGTGGCTACGTTCATTCGCCCACCGGCACGTGGTCACCACCACCCAGGCCAGAGCCTGAACCAACCGAGGCCACCTACTGGCAGGACTACGACAAGCCCCAGCAGGTCAGCAAAACCGCTCGAGTCGTGCTGATTTCCAACGGTGGATTAACCCGGATTTTGCCCATCAGCGAATGCCGGTTCTTCCCCGGTCAGGTGGACATGTACTGCGATGTAGACGGCGAACGGGTCACGCCCTGGACGGGTCGTGGAGCGGTTACCAGCGTGATAGATCCGCTGCCGTCGGTAAGTCCGGCGCGCCGTGAGCCTGACAACGGCGCCGGTCAGCGTAGCGCAACAGGCGCCGGTGCCAACGCGGCGCAGCCGGCTCCCTGACGTCCCTGTAGCACGTCATATAACCCAACGTTAAACGTTTCAATTCGTCACTATTTGGAGCATTGGAAAATGGCAGTTAAAGACCTACTCCGCGTAGATCATGAGTTCAAAAAGAGTCCAACCGGTAGGCTGTTTTTCGACAGCATGACCGCTCGGATAACTGACCTTTCCAGGGTCAGAATCCTGGCCTGCAGCGTCGATACCGTCCGACAGCTCTATCGCGGCTTGATCCGCCCGGAAATCATGAGTCTGTTCGAGAAGCCCGGCACCATCGTTGACTTCGCAGGCCAGCGTTGGCACTCGGGTCGTGTCAGCAAGGATTCCGGCTATCAGTACAAACTGCAGAATGCAGACCTGGGCATCATCCTGCTGGTGAAGAACTTCAACGCCAAGCTGGAGAACATCGGCCCACACCTGAAAATCGAAGTATCACCCCATGCCATCGACACCTTCTCGCCTGAGCGCCTGCAGGAACGTCTGGATTACTACGCCAGCCACGTGCTGACGAACGTCGAACGCAACCAATGCGCGGTCCACCTCGCGCTAGACCTGCAGGGCTGGCAACCGCCCGCCGATCTGGTCGCCCGCATGCACTGCCGTGCCCGCTCAGCCCGTGATATCTCCGGCATCAAGGAAATCCAGTGGACGCTGGAGTCTGCCACCTATGGCAAAGGCCAGTCGTACCTATTCGGCTCCGCTGGTGGCGTCCAGCTCGGGATTTACAACAAGACCGAACAGGCCAGAGCCATCGACAAGCTCGACTACTGGGAAAACGTCTGGAAGCGTCGCGACAGTTTCGACGAAGCCGACCCAGATAACTACAACCCGGAACAGGACGTGTGGCGCGTCGAGCTGCGTTACCACCACTCTGTGATCCAGCAATTCGCCTCTGGCTCGTTCGACCTGCAGAGCGGCGAAACCATCGAAACCAACAGCTACGCCGCCTTCGCACCGCACCTAGACGGCCTGTGGCGCTATGGCCTGCGCCAATTCAAGCTGCTGGCTCGCCCTGGCTACTTTGAGCCCATTTGGACGCTGATCCGTGACGATGTGCGCGTCGATCTGCCGGTCGATTCCCTGGTGGACGAAACCGAGTACAAGCGCCAATACAAGACCTCGCGGGGCTTCTCCGGCAAGAACGTGGAACTGTTCCTGGGAAACTTCGTAAGCCTGCTGGCACGGGAGCGAGTGGGCGCTAGAAAGGCTTTCTATCGGCTCAAGGATTGGGAGTGCTGGCCGGTGATCCGCGACCACTATGCCGCCAAGGGCATGGACGAAGACGGGCTGTATAAGCACATCAAAGGCATCCTTGAAGAGCGGCATGTTCGATGGGGGCGTGCTGTCTGATGGCAATAGAGCAACGGCCTGACGGACGCTGGAAAGTCGACATTGAACCCATCAAGGGCAAGCGCTTTCGCAAGACCTTCAAGACCAAGGGTGAAGCCCAGCGCTTTGAAGCGACCTGCAGAGCCAATTGCATCGACTCGCCAGCCTGGACGCCCAAGCCGAAAGACCGTCGCCGCCTCTCCGAACTCTGCACCCGGTATCACGAACTGCACGGCCATGCGTTGGCTGACGGTGCCGCAATCCTCCGCACCCTGCAGAACCTGGCCAAAGACCTGGGCGACCCTATAGCGATCAAGCTCACCGGCAACGCCTTCTGTGAAACACGAAGCGAGTTGCTCAAGGCTGGCATTCAAGGCAAGACACTAAACAACCGGCTCGGTTATCTGAAAGCCCTGTTCAACGAGCTGCACCGTCTGGGCGATATCGACTATCCGAACCCATTGGCCAAGGTCCGTCCGCTACGCCTGCAGGAACGCCCTATTTCCTACCTTTCGACGTGCCAGATAGTCGAACTGCTCGAGGCCCTGGATGACCGCACCACCAGCCCAGGTATTGGCCTGATCGCCCGCGTCTGCCTGAGTACGGGTGCCCGGTGGGGAGAAGCCCAGGCGCTGACACCTGAGCGAGTACGAAACGGCATGGTGACCTTTGCCAACACCAAGTCGAAGCGAACCCGGTCGATTCCTATCGATAGACAGCTGGAAAAGGCCCTGCAGATCTACTTCAAGCGTCATGGTCTGTTCACTAACTGCATGCTGACCTTTAGCCGTGTACTGGAGAAGACCTCGATCAAGCTCCCGGCCGGCCAGGCCACACACGTACTGCGGCACACCTTCGCCAGTCACTTCGTCATGCGAGGCGGGAACATCCTGACGCTGCAGAAAATCCTTGGGCATACGTCGCTGGCAATGACCATGCGCTATGCACACCTGTCGCCCGATCACCTGCAGGACGCATTACGACTTAACCCACTAACCGACGAGGGACATTAACATGTCGTACGTTTTGGCGTACGCTTGCGGCATGACTCAGGAGAACTGTTCCATGCGCACCCTTACAGCAAGCGAAGCACGCACCAATCTCTATCGGCTGATGGATCAATCCGCTGAATCCCACCAGCCTATTCTGATCTCTGGCAAGCGGACAAATGCTGTCCTGCTCTCGGCTGAGGATTGGGACGCCATTCAGGAAACCCTGTACCTGCTCTCTATTCCTGGCATGCGCGAATCCATCAAGGAAGGCATGGCAGAACCTGTAGACGAATGCGCTAAGGAACTGGACTGGTGACTTGGCAGCTCGTTTACACGAAACAGGCACAGAAAGACGCACAGAAGCTCGCTTCAGCGGGCTTGAAAGACAAGGCAAAGGCACTGCTGGAAGTCGTGCGAGAAAACCCGTTCCAGAACCCTCCTCCCTACGAAAAGCTTGTCGGGGATCTGGCCGGCGCTTACTCCAGACGTATCAACATTCAGCATCGCCTGGTCTATCAGGTGCTGCAGGATGAACAGACCGTCAAAGTGCTCCGTCTCTGGTCGCACTACGAGTAAACCGGGCTTTCGACACTTTTTCGACACCTGCCGAAAGCCAGAAAGCAAAAAGCCCCGAAAACTTGTTAGCTTTCAGGGCTTTAGGTATTGCGAAAGTGGCGGTGAAGAAGAGATTCGAACTCTTGATACGGTTTCCCGTATACACACTTTCCAGGCGTGCTCCTTCAACCGCTCGGACACTTCACCGGATCTCGATTGGCTGTGCAGCCCGTCGAGGTGCGCTAATGTAGTCGAATGTTTTCCCGATGGCAAATTTTTTTTAAAGGATTCATGCGCTTAAGAGCGCAGCGAGTTTTCGTCGTGCTCCTCGCCGGGTTGCTCGTCGAAGCGAATGTGGCCGAACAGCAGAAAACCCAGGGACATGAACAGGCCCAAGCCAAATAGCAGCAGCACGCCGGATGGGCTGCGCAGGTAGAGGGTTTCGCTGAGCACGACCGATGCCAGTAGCAGGCCGATCACGGTGACCATATAAAGGATGGAACAAAGGGTATTCATGGGCAGCTCCTGCGGTTCGCTGCTCACCTTAAAGGCCTGGCTTTGCGCGCGACCAATTGCCAT